TAGGTGAAAAATCAGCACTTACACCTCCAGACCCTACGCTTCCTTCTAAAGCACCGGAACAGGTGAAGGCAATTGCGCTTGTAAAAGTTATTGTCCAGGAATCACGTTCTGACCCATCGTTATATAGAGCAAGAGGATAAGAAGTTTCGTCATAAGTTCCAAGGGTTGAAACTTCTGTCCAATCTGAAGAAGTCGGGGTTACTTCAGAATCTGAAATACAACCAGCACCGTAAGAGTTGGCTGTAAGATAAGCATTGGCAACCTGCTCATCTAAATAAACCGTAGCTACATTTCCAAAATAGATAAAACAATTTTCTCTATACGTAATAGTAATATCTGTTAAATTATCCGGTGCTGTAGTCCATGTTATATCAACCGTCCATGTACCATCGACCATATTTAATGTTCCGGCAGAACAGTAGCCAGAACAAACACCAGCAGTAGAAATATTAACTGTCCTTGCAATTCCTCCACAAGTAGCTGTTACAACCGGTAACTTTCCGCTTTGAGAACAGATTCCATTTGTACCATGTAACAGGTTGGTTAGAGCCGGAGTAACATTCGCACCATTTCCATCACCAATATCTTCTGCTGTATAAAGATAATCTTTTAAATCTAACCATTCTTCATTGGTTGCGTCTTTGGTTGTCATTACAGCATTGCTTCCAACATAAAGGCCGTTTGGATATGCAATGTCGTCTGTTGCAGCAACCTTAGACCAAGTGCCACCACCGTATGTAACGGAATCTCCAATATCAACATCTGAATCTATGGTTTGGGCAACATCAAATTTATTTGCAAGATGTAAATATCCACCATTTGGAAATACAAAGTCCGTGCCTTCCATAGTCAACGCTACCTCGGTCTCAGAACCAGCAAGTGCAGTTTCTAAAGTGCCTACGCCGAGCCAATCAGGAGGCGATGTTGCAATATCTCCCTGTGTATCTATTTGGCTTCCCAGACCGATAGCAAATCGGTCGCCACCATTAGATGGGAACTCCAAATATACCAAAGCATCATAAGCTGAATCATCATCGGCATTGTCATTACACCAAAAGTCTTTACGATACTTTGTTGCCCCTGCAGTTCTTTCTGCCTTAGTAACTCTAGGAAAGAGGCTATGCCTTGATCCTGATACCACAAGTGTTTGGCCTTTACGTCCACCATTAGAAATCGTGTCAGTTACAAAAGCTGATTTACGAAAGACAACGTCAGATGATTGAATGCTCATTTTATTCTACCTCCATTAACCGAATCTCAACATTATTATAATAATCTGATGATGATGGATTTGGCCGTATTATTATTGGTGTGGCTGAAATAGCTGGTGGGTCTTCATTACGAAAACGAACCAGCGTATCTACGCCCTCATAGCTCAGCGTATAAGTGGCATTAGGAAGCGAAGCTAGAGCCTGTATATCTTCTAAAATCTCGTAGGTAATAAAACCCCAATCGTTCCCTCCCATAAGATTAATAAGTTTTCCATCTTTAGTTTGTTCCCATACTATATTAGAACCATCTAAAGCCTTATCAACTACGGATTCAACTCCAGACCATTCAAATGCTAAATCATTTACTAGATCGGGTAAAACTACTCCTTCTAATGTAATCGCCATTTTAATTACCCCGAAGCATGCCTTCTTTTTTAATTGCTAACTTTAAACCTTCAAGAATATTGGCATCGCCAAATACTGGAAAATTGCGTGAACCAACTCTCAAATCTATTGTTCCTAACGATCTAACATTGGGTGCTTGAGCTGTTACCCCACCATTCTGAAACCTTTGCTGAAATAAGCTCAGGTCAGACTGTATAATCCCACCGATGCGAGCCTTCAGCGAGCGTGTCGCTTGCGCGATTGGCAAACTTAAGGAATTATAAGCGTTAAAGAAAGGTCGGCCATATTTTCGTATCGCTTCCTTTCTAACAAATCCCTCACCTGCTTCAGCCTTCACGTTAATCTTATCTCCACCACCATAACCAGAAAAGATTCCACCACGTCGCATTCCATCCGCACCACTACCGGCAGTAGGAACAATTTCTTTTACAATTTTTACCTTAATATGTTTCGTCTCATCTGCTATTAATAGATTGATAGCGTTTTGTGCTTTCTCAAGTTCCGTTAATTTAATTTCAATTTCAGCAGTTCGTTTAGCAGCAATCTCATCAATCTTCTTTTTAATTATCTCCATCCTCTTGATTGCTTCTCTCTCTAAATTTTGATAAATTGCCTTTTGCTTTTGCTCAATTTGAACAGAAAGGCTTCCTACCTCTTTTATCCCTTGCTTGGCGATTCCGATTGAAATTTCAAGAGACTGCGTTATAACATTCTTTCCACCAATGTCTTTACCAACTTCCCTAGCCAGACCAGCGTAAAGTGCTTCTGCTTCTTGAGTAAGAGCTCTTGCATGGTCTAGATCGCCTTGCGCCAATGCTCTTCTAGCTGCATACATTTTTTCTTGTGCTTGCCTTCGCTCGTCTGCATAGGCTTTATCATCTGACATTAACTGACGTTCTAAATTTCTAATCTTATCAGCCGTACCCATTCTCATCGTGCGGATAGTATTTTCAACTTCTATAATTTTATTTGCATAATCCTCAGCTTCATCTTTGGCTGCTTGATATGCTTTGGTTGCTTGCTTGATAAAACCATCAACTGTTTTTTTCATACCTTTGGTCATAACACCAACGGTCTTTGTAGCAACCTTTGCCATTGCACCTATTCTTGATTTGAGTTGATCAAATTCAGCATCATCTATAAGCTTCTTTACCTGTTCTGATATTGTACCAAAAGTTTCCTTTGTTTTTTCTTCTGTCTTACCCATCGCATCTATAAAGGCTCGCGCTTTTACCCCCATAGATTCTTGTTCTGGTTCGACAACGGCCTCTGCTCCCTGCTTCTGTAACTCTTTCAATTTCCTTTTTAATTCTTCAATCTTAGCAGGAAGCTTTTCTGCATATTCAAATCCCTTAAAAAAATTAAGAACTGAAACTGGCTGACTCAGCTCGCCTTCCAGCCTTTTAATATCTCTTGTTAAACCATTAATTGCTTTATCAGTTTCAGAGATAGGACCTTTAATCCCATCTTTAAAATCATTAAACATTTTTTGAGTTTCTTTAAAAACATATAACAGCGCAACCATCCATACTTTTCCACCAAAACTACCAGTCAAAATACTACCTAAAATACCAGCAGTCTGTACCCAAGTAGGTAAGCTTGTAAACCACGTCCATAAAGAAACAAATAGCTTTTTAAAATTACCCATTATTGGAGCCATTACATCATAAAGGTCTGCAACCCCAATAATCATATTTTTAAAAGAAGCTATTACTTTATCTGCAGTTTCTTTTGCCCATTCATCAAGCTTGCCTTTTTCTCTTAATTCAATAATTTTATTATTAAGATTGGTAAGAACTTTATTAATATAATCGTAGATGCCACTATCCATTATATTTACAGTAAAACGTTCCCAGATAGAAACTAACATTTCCCATTGGCCGGCCAGCTCTTTATTCATAATTGCCATCTGACCGCCAAACTTATCTTTCATGCTCTTTAATAATACATTGATAATCTGGTCGGCTGTGATTCCTTGATCGGCCAAACCTTTTACTTCTGATCTTGCTACACCAAAAGCGTCCTTCATTGCTTGGGCTGCATTAACACCAGCATTGGCCAACTGGTTCATATCCTGAGCAGACATAAATCCCTGAGCTCTAATCTGACCAAGCACTAATGCTAACCTTCCCATTACTCCGCCACCACCAAGTGCAGAGGCGGTATCACCCAAGGTTGTCATCATATCAATAGTAGGCTTTAACCCAAATGCCCGAAGCATCTTATACGATTCCATAACTTGGGCAATACTAAATGGGGTCTCCTCAGCAAACTGCATCATCTCGTCCCATTTTGCAGTGGCCGCAGCAAGAGAGCCTTCTAATGTTTCCAATGTTTTTTGGAACAAGACAAATTGGTTCTTGGTAGAAACAATACTTCTAATAACCATGCCAGAACCAAACCCAAGCAACAAAGTCTTCATATTAAAAAGGTGGCCGGACGCTCTCTTTGCTCTTGCGCCAATCGTGCTGATACTCTTATTAACACCACGTATACCGGCACTAAACCTGTCACGCAACGAAACGACTATGTCCATTTTTTCTTCTGCCATAATTTATCCTATCAAACTTCTCATATATGACTTCCATTCTTTATTATCACTATGGTGTGCATGCCTAAAACCACTGGCAAGCTCTGCCAACCTGTTTGATTTGTTTTTCTCATGGTTGTTAATGGCTTTAATGAAATAAGAATACCCGTAGCCTAAAACGTTTACGTGTCCGGCTTCTACGAGAATACATTGGAAGTCAAATAAATTGAAAATGAATGATTCGTTACTCTGAGCCTCTTTAGGCTCAGGAACAACTCTGTTTGGTTTAAAAAGATTATCATTCACTTCTAAAAAAATTTCATAAATTAATTTTAATTTGGTAGGAGTTGTCTTGAGAAAAAGCGATGAGGGGCAGTTAGTAATTAAACCGATCAAAGAGTCATCTCGAATTATATTTACGAACAATAATTCAAATCCACCCTTGGTTGTTATGTCGTCTTCAACGGAATGATATAAATCAAAAATATTCCCAATAGTAAGTTCGTTTATCCAATATCTTTTACCTTCAACTGTAACGGCCTTCCTATTCCTTATCGTCGGCTGTAGTGGGTTCTGGTTTTGCATCATCCCCCCTATTCACCTTGCTAGGAACATTACTACTAGGAAGCTTAAGACCTGCTACTCCTTCAGAGAATGAAGATGCAAATTCTTTAATAAAACTGTTTACGATTTCTCCTTTTAATTCCTCAAAGGCTTTTTCTAATCCAATATACTTAATGAGATTAAAAGCAGTTTCGTTAACCTCTGAGAACGTATTATATATTTTTTCAATCTCTGAAGGTGAGAATATAGTAATTTCCTTGATAGTAATGTCAGTAGCAAAGGAAAGAGCAATTTCATATACTGATTTATCCTTATCAACCTTTTCAGTCAAATCAAATTCCGGTTCAACAGAACATACCCCAATCAAAGATCCAAGAAATAAAATTTCATTGATAGCCATTTCATTAACTTGTATCTTTTTGTCGTCAATCGTTATCGCTTTTATTTTTTTCATTTTCTCCTCATTAACTAAGCACCTACAACCTTAACGATTATGCAGTTGTAGTAGTTGTGCTGGAAGTAGTACTTGACGTAGTTGAGGTAGTAGTTGTAGTGGTTGTATAGGTTATATCATAATATGGGCTTGAAGGATGATTTGCAACATCGGCAAGTCCCTCAGAAATATAAGAAAGTTGCATCCACTCTTCACCAATAAGAGCCATTGGCCCACTCGGCATTATACTTGCCTTCCAGAATGTGTACGTTCGATTTGGTCCAGTTGGATTATCCGAAACAAACTGCAATGCCCATTCAGCATCGGCTGACTGCAATGCATGAATAACACCAGTAGCAGTTGTACCGAGGATAAACATTGCCAGATTAGCGACTGCGATTTCATCAAGAATAAATGTAACCGTATAGTCCCTCTGAATTGTTATGTTTTTATCTTTTAATTTATAGCTCTGCCTTGAACTATAATGAGGCAGCTTTTCTACCGCATGTTCTACTTCGATAGAGGTAGCATTACCAACATCTGTATATGAGGCTGGTGGAGTGTCTCCAACCCAAGCCGCAATAGAAAGAATACCCTTTCCTACTGTAAAATTTCCTGTATCCGGTGAAATAGGCATATTAAATTCCTCCCGTAGTATGCACGTAATTAAATATACAACTTATTTTAAAAGCGACATAAGGGTCCCAATACTCAGGGTTCTCAGTCATCTTTAGCTTTGTTGATATAACAAGCTTATTTTTCGACTGGTCTATATTAAGCTTTACCCATAAATCATCGACAAGACTAGACATCACGCTATCTGGATTTGTTACTTCTTGAAAATAAACAAATAGATCGACTATCAATTCAGAGATCATAACATCATTCCGAGCTGGACGACGAGAAGAAATATGCTCAGACGGCACCGGTAAACGACCTACAACGGCTGTCACAGGAAGCTGAGTAAGCGCAAAATTCTGTAGGTCGCTATAACCTAAAAGCTTTCTTACGACCGTTTTAATACTGCTTATAGCTTCCATTTCTGAAACCACTTGCAGTATAATTAGTTCTCGTTTAGAATTGTCTGCCATTTACCTTCCTCTACTTCTAAGCGTATTGTCTATATGATCTTGAACTATCCTTTCGATCGCATCCTGCTCTTGTGCATTGATAGCAAAAAAATTTCTTTTTTTATTTAGCCCAAAAGCTTTTAGCGCATTAGACGTTCCAGATTTGTCTGGCGTATTCATAAAAAAAACTCTAACTGTATCTTCGCTTGCTTCGTAAGTCATTGAGCTCATCATCGATCCAGTAAAAAATAAATTAACCTTACCAGATTGCCGCCCATGCTTCTGTCGAAACAAGGCATAACTTTTTGAATACGGTTTAAAAGCCGTATTGTTTGCGTCTCTACCTTCTGCTGTGCGAATTTGAATACGAGCAATAACATACTCACCGATCTCGCTCATCAAACTCTTGCTAAAAAGGTTTCTTCCGATATGCCGGAAACGACGTAACCATCTTTTCAAGTTAACTACTTGTATTACAGGCTTTGGTGACATTAACAGCGTCTCAGCCTTCTGGTTGAGGGAATATATTTTTCATCGTCAGGGTCAATCGTTCCTGAATCGTCCCAATCGTAATTTATACCAAGACCAAGCAGTTCTTTCAACTCAGCATTATATAATTTACGAAATATTCCCATTTCTCTTTCAAAGCCATCTGGTTCTGGGGAGTCCTTCATGAGATTCATATAGATCAACTCGAGAACCTTATAACAGGATAAGGTAAAGAGCTGAGTCTCATCTACAAGCTCAGGATCAAAAGGTGTTTCGCGCCAATTTTCGACCCCCATGCTATAAGCAGTATTTCGATACCATCTTGAAATCAAAACTCGATTTATAATATCGAATACTTGTTTATGCTTATCATCCCATTCCGCGACTCCCAGTCCCAGAATGTTTGGCCTTATTTTAACAAGATCGGCATCAGTAGAATATTCAGTTCGTGCCATGATCTATCCTCGCATTATTCCTTATTTATTTCGACGCTTAAGAATACGTTTCGATTTTTTGGAACCTGCCTTTGTCACCTTAGCTGATTTTTTCCCTTCAGTTGACTTCTTCAACGCTGCCGCAGCCTTTGTTTTATTAAGAGCTGAGGTTTCGTCATAGTTGCCAGGTATAACAAGCACATCTCCATCAGGATTGTTTCCTCTTGGAGCCATGTAATCAGGTGGTGACTCGGCATCAAGAGCCACTTCGGGATAACCCATCTCTTCAAGTGTTTCCGCTACTTCATTATCTGAAGTGATAATCTCTCCACCAATAAACTCTGCTAATACACTATTGGTTTTTGGATTCCAAACTACCGCCTCTAAATTGGCTTTATAAAACCGACGCATCTTCTTTGCCATCACTTACTCCTTCGTTTATACTTACTAATTAACTATTACCATGTTACTATTGTAATTGGTATACCACCATCTTACGCAGTAGTAGTAGTCGTAGTAGTAGAACTGGTTGTGGAGATAGTACTACTTGTAGACGACGTAGTGGAAATTGTACTACTTGTACTGCTGGTACTGCTGGTAGACGAAGTAGTGGAAATCGTGCTACTTGTGCTACTTGTACTGCTACTTGATGTCGTACTTGATGAAGTAGTCGTAGACGACGTGGTAGTAGTAGTGGTGGTAGTAGTGGTTGCATGAGTTACAATAGCATCATGAACCTCTTCCATAAACGCCCGCATTTTAGGACTCCTCACCTTCATCGGGTTGTCATAATCAAATATTTTACTCTTACCCATAATAACTTCCTCCCCTCTTTTTTATTTAGAAAGTTATTATTTTATGAAGTTGCCAGATTGGTTATTGTTCCGTGATATTCTTCCGGACCATAATCCAAGCCAATCTGTCCATAAATTTGACCTTTTTCTGCGGCACCGGTTTTTGACAGTTCCTCATAAAACAAAACGCCCTTTTCAGGAACAGGTAGGAAGACTGGTGAACAGATAGAAAGGTCGGCGATTAACAATGTAGATGTTGGAACATTGGGAGCCCAAACTACGCCCAGAATGGCGAAGTCAGTTTCAATCTGGTTAATATTAAGTCCACCAACGTTTCTGCTTTCAGGCGCATATCCATAAATATCAGACAGCTTCTGTTTCTGGAAAGCATTGCAGAAAATAACCGGATTGATAAACTCAGCACCATTTGCCGCCATTGTTCTTAACAGGGTATCGACAAGTGCTTTACTGAGAGTTGCCGCTGCCGCTGCTACAGTATTGGTTGTACAACCAGTAATGATTCCTCTGGTCTTTGCCGCAACTGCCGCTGAAGTAGCTTGCTGATAGGCACCGTTGAGAAATGTATAGTCGGCATTAACTGATACCTGACGCATATGGGCGGCAATCTGAAAATCTCTTTCATTTTGCACGGGCTGCATCCCAGTAATATCGGCTAAATTAGTAGTAGCATCTGCGACTATGTTGCCAACAGTTGACTGCTTGGCATAGGATACAGATACTGCACGTTGAAAAATCTGACAAGTATTAACATTCTGCCCACGGACATAAGTCCAAGGATTCGGTGCGGTAACAGACGTGGTTTCTGAAATAGCTGGCTGAGATGCAGCTTCCAAAGCCCATGGCTGAGCTAAAGCAAACTGAAAATCAGCAACCGTACGAATAGCACCACCTTGCAGGCCACCAATCATATTAAGAAATGGTGTTTGATTTGCACCGATAAGATACAACTCGCCAGTATAATTAGGACAATTCCAAGTTGTTGCAAGTGCGTTCACATTGGCCATTTTAGTTCCTCCTAAATGGTTTTACGTCAACGCTCTATTTCTAGGCTGGTGCTTGCTTTGCTTTAAACAATTGATTTTTAATAACAATCGCTTTCTTTGCATCCCCAGATTTAAGAGCATCGGCATATTCCTTTTCAAGTTTTTTGATTACGTCGGAATCGCCATCGCCCCCTGCTCCGCCTGAACCCCCTGCTCCTCCAGCACCTCCAGCAGAACCCCTAATAAGTTTATCCTTACCTGGGTAGGCTTCAAAAATTGCGGTCATTGCTTCATCAAATTCAGCCCTTTCACCGGGATTAGCACGAGAATAAATTTGATCGCCCTTTGCGTTATAAGCAATCAATACAAGTCTTTTTGTTTTCTCGTCCTCTTCGACTTTGAAAAAACTGCCGAAATAAGTTTCTGCAATTTCAGGTGGCAAATTGGTTTTAGGTTCGGTGCCGCTAAAGTATTTGGAGGTGGCAAACTTATTGCTTACCATAAGTTCTCTGATTTGTGAATCCTTTTTACCGATGGTTCCTACGTAATCCACTTCCTTTAACTCAAAGGACTTCTTAACTCCATCAAGCTGTTCGGCGTATGCATCTTTCATATCCGTTTTCAGCTTTTCTACCTTGTCAACACTTAACCAATCCTTATCCTTGAAGTTCTTAACGGTTTCCAATGCCTTATCTGCTTCAGTTTTGTATTCAGTTAAATCTTCAACTCCCTCAAAAATCTTTAACTGAACATTCGCTTCATCCAGATTAGTCCTGCGCTTTTTATTTTCCGTACCAAGATCAATAATCTTAGAATACATTGACGGAGGGTCAAGCGCAATTTCCTTTTCATCTTCACCGATATAGACTGGCTTCCCTTCTTCCAATACCACATAACATTTAGTAACATATATAATAAGTCTTCATCTCTTGTAAAGAGTTATTAGTTATTCGGTTAAACCATCGTTGATAATAATCATTGTATCGGCCTTATCTATAAGCATTTGCAAGACTTCTATCGTTGTTTTAATATCTTCATCTGCACTTGTTATTGTAAAAACATCATTAACCAATTCTTCTGTTACTAATGAAGCACCTGTTTCTAAAAATTCTTTAAGCGCATCATATCCTTCGAGTTCAAAGACAAATTCCCGTAATGCCTTTAAATCAGCGGTATTAGCAAAGCTTTCGATAA